GCTTTTTCTAATACTCCTACCCAACCCGCTCAAGCAGCTCCATCATTACGGCTCCATCACCCCAGAATAACTAGTGGTCTGGCTTTCAGCCGCACTTCAGCTCAATCGCGAACCTACGATTAGGTAGAGGGACGCACACACACAACAAGCACACGCTCCAACTATTCCCTTGCGAGGAATGTAAGTTACAAGTTAACGTCCTGACGACGGTATCCTTACCTTGTTATAAGGTAAGAGTTGCATACACACATATTTAAAAGTTATGTTTCTTACTATTCTATTTATTTAATCCCGACACGCTTATTAAATTCACGCATCAGACGATTAGGTATTACGACTAGTCTAGCTATATCTAATTGTCCCTGAGCAACCCGGACCGACTCCGAAATTACTCAGGTGCCATACTCCACAGAATCTGCCCAAATCCTTGCCATTGCACTTCATTGTCCAGATAGTCAGTCACCACCATCGACGCCTCATCAACGCCCGGTACCACCGCCCTCTCCTGCTTATCAATCACAGAATGCAACCATTGCATGTACGACTTCTTGGAATCATGCCCCGTCTCCCGAATCTGAGCCAACAACTGGCTCGCAAACTCCTCTCCATGAGCAAACGCCATATCCATCGCAGCATCAATCTTCATCTGCAACACCGTGAGGTCTACTAAATTGATTCGACGTGTCCACATCAAATCCCGGTAGATAACTCCCTTCGGCAAGGGTGCCCTCACGATTGCACTACTCTCCACGAAAGGTGACTTCAAAAACGTCAACTCTCGTAAAGGCTCGTACTCCTTTATCTCTCCTCCTTTATCGGCCGCGGTAACTACGTACCCCAACAGGTCCAATATCTGCGCAACTTCCTTGCGATTGTACCATGCTAAAGTACGCATATCCGCCGAGGTGATTACGTCATCTCCATACGTCAAACACCTCACCAACTTGGGGAAAAGAGACACATCCCGCACTTGTCCAGACTTCACCTGAGCAACACAGAACGCCACCAGCATATTAAACCAATTGGCCAACGAATTAAACAAATCTGTCGCTGGATTACCTGATTTATTTCCCTGGTGCGTTCGTATCACTTGTCGATCAACAATCACGCAAGAATGAGTTATCGCCTGTAACAAGGCTTTTCTTGTCTTCCGGTCTCGCTGACCGTAAAACTTGTCCGCAAGCAAACCTATCACATTGAAGGCTTGCACAGACACAGTACCATCAAAGTTAGAGTAGTCACAATCAAACCCTTCTTCTCCAACCTCTCGTAAACGCGCTAGGTACTGCGCCCACACAGCTTCTTTATCCATGCCAATTCCATGGCACATTCGAAAACCTGCTTGCGACTTC